CACCATTAACAGGTGAAGCAGGGATAGCAGCTACGTTAGCTACAATGACATATGCAAGGGCTTCTGCGGCAGCATTAAGGGCAGCAGTAGCGTTAGCGTTAGCCGTGTTGGCTGTAGATACAGCACTTGCAGCAGAAGCACTGGCAGCGTTGGCTGTACTGACGGCACTGTTAGCAGTACTGACTGCGCTGTTAGCAGTACTTACGGCACTATTAGCAGTGCTAACTGCACTGTTGGCCGTGCTAGTTGCAGCGTTTGCTGTACTCAATGCTGTGTTAGCCGTGTTAGTGGCTGAGTTAGCCGTTGTAATAGCGGTAGTTGCGCTGTTACTGGCTTCCTGTGTTACGTATAAGTTCTGTGTGAAGTCATCATTCAGGTCATTAGCACGAATAGCAGAACCTGAATAGAAGGTAGCAGGTAGTGCTGTATCATCTGTTTGACGATAAATTCTAATAGCAGCACTACTAGCTGGAGCTGTATTAAATTGAACAGTAGTAGCGTTGGCGAGGGTATATGCGTTTGTATTGGTACCATTGACACTTACCTTAATGTCAGTGGTCTCTAGATATGGAAAAGTGAATGAATAGAGAACGGTTGACCCGTTCCCTGTATAAAGATTTTCAGTTACAGCCATTGCTTATGTCAATAAAGGACTAGTAAGACATTGTTTGCTTCATGTCATCAAGAAACTTCTTAGCTCCGCCGATATCACCGACTTGAAGGAAGTTCTCAACGGTTTGATTTTGGTACACCTTATTACGGATACCATCACGAGTGGACACTTGAGATTCAGCATAACGCATAGAAGAACGTAATGCAGCATCAAGATACATATGAATGTTCTTAAAGCTTTCTACATCAGGCTTTAGACCTAGATCCCTAGCCTTTTTAAACTCATTACGGAATGCCTTACCTTCTTGAGTTTGCATAATACGTTGGATCTCACGTTTGAAGATCTGTTGCTTACCCATCATGCTAGTAACTTCAGAGCGCTCCTCATTACTGTATTCAACACCACGACCGTTAGTCTTTAGTGTTGGACGAGCATCATATTCAATGTCCATCAAGAAATTCTTTTCAGCAGAAACTTCACCACTGACCTTCCAAGGAAGATAGTTATTCCAAACACGAGCAAAGAAGTTGGCAGGCTCGCCAACACGACCACCATCAATCCAGTCATGAGCATCAGGAAGTGATTGCTTAAGGATAGGATTACGGTTAGCCACAAGATCAAAGAAGTTATTCTCTAGTTCCTTTTTATTGGGTGTAATAAGACGACCAAACTCAGCCATCAAACTAGAACCAGGCATCGCAGCAGAGCTAACAAAAGAAGAAGTCCAACGGTTGATAGCACCAACATCGCCACGAATAACATCATTAAGTGGCTCAAGGGCAGCCAACATCGACTTATCGGTGATTGTAGCACTAAGAACAAAGCCAGAAGCACGTAGACCCTCAGCCAACTCAGCAGAGTTAAGAGAGTCAAAGTTATCCATAATATTCGCTGTTAATGCAAGCCAATCACTTACACCAGGAACACCATCATAACTTACCCACTGACCACCAGGTACACGAATGGACCTAGGTTGCCAATTAGCATCCCTACGGAGGCGTTGTTTCTCTTTGTCATAAAGACCATCACCAGTGAGATTGTCAGACATAAAGAGACCAACAGCACCCATCACAGAGATAGTACCAATAGCCTTACGACCCTTTAATTCAGCACGAACAGTGTTATAAACACTTTCAATGTTCTCCATTCCGTAATCAATACCACGAGAAGAGAGCAGTTGCTCTACTTCTTGACCACTCATCTCAGCAAAACTGCGGTCAAAGGCGTTAACCTGATCAATAAAAGCACCAACAGGGTTGTGACTGCCAAAGTAAGTTGCCATGTTGAGTGGTGTCTTAGTGAATAGCAGGAATGGTTTAAGAATAGGTGCAGTGCGGATAAGGCTAGACAGTGCATCATTGGCTGGGTTATCCAATGCCATGGATATCTCACCAGAAGAAGTCCTAACTGCAGAGTCTGTGATGTTATCGTTATCATCAAACATTGCAGAGTAAACCTTCCTAGAAAGCTCATCAGATGCTTTCTTATCAAGAGCAATGGTTCCACCTTGGGTTACTTGGTCCCATGCTCTGCCACGTGCTTCCCAGTTGCCAACAACAGCTTGAGTAAAGCCATCAAATGCTTGCATACCACGTTGGCCAAAACGCAACCATGGGTGATTAGCAAGATCATTCTGTGCTTCAACAATAGACATCATTACCTGAGGTCCATATTCACCTTGTTGTGCTTTAGCATCAGCGAATGCACTCAATAGTTCAAGTTGTTGACTATCAGCAACACCCATGTCTTCACGTAGTGTCATCACGTATGGATCAGAAGCTGACCTACGGAACACTTGGTTCATGTAACCCATACCTTTAGTCAAGGTATCCCACGCTGCAGAGTATTGATACCAACCTTTACGGAAACTTGCTGAGTCACCATTGATGATAGCACCTGCTGCTTGTGCAATAGGACGTTCAGCAAGGAGAGCAATGTTAGATACACCAGCTTTAAGTGGTGTGCCAATAGCGGACAAAGTAGAGTTATATAAGTTAGACCAAAATCCACGCATTACTACGGAAGGAATGCTAGGCTCACCATCAAAGAATGCTTTAGAGAAAACACCAAGAGAGTTACGAACATAGTCATTCAACTTACCAATGGTGGCCACATTACCATCAGTAAACTCATACGCCATCATCAAAGGTGCAAGCATCTCAGGACGCTCTGCTTTGATCTCACGAAGAGTATCAATAGTTTGCTTGGCTTCCCCTTTAATCTTTTCAATAGACCGTAAGGTAGCGTTTTCTTCACCCTTGATTGCATTGTTAATCTTAGTAGCATAACCAGCATCGGCGGCTTCACTACCTTTGACAGTAAGACGATTCCACAGGTTAAGCATATTAAGAGCACGACCACGTGAATACGAAGTCATACCTTTCTGTGCCATCAGGAATTCAAGCCTATCAAGGATCTGTTCTTCTGCACGTTCAACAGCTGCAGTGCCTTCCATTAGACGTACACCTTGCGCCATGTCAGATACTTGACCTGCAAAGGAAGTACCTACATATGCTTGTGCACGCATAACATCCATATTGGCGTAGTCATCCATCAGTTTGTTGATGGTTTTAAAGACAGCAGCGTAGGCTTCACTCTTAAGTACTGGAATTTCGGTATCAACATCTACACCTTGCCACTTCTTAACAGCTTGCTTAAGTTCTGGTGTATTCATTTTATAGAAATCAAAAGCTAGATCTTCTCCAGCTTGCATGATTTCTTTATGACTGATGTACTTACCAGAAGCTGTACGGTACCCGTATTCACCAGCATCTTTCAGTTGTTCAGCAAGGCCACGAATAATAGCATCCTGTCCTTCAGGAATCTCAAGACCAAACTTAAGAGCAGATTCAGAGATCACACTACCAACACGACCGTAGACACTATCGACGTTCTTATTAATACGTGCCACGTCAACAGCGGCACCAACAATACCAAGGTTGTCTACTGAGCGAACACCTGATTCTTCATAACCATAAAGGTCATGTACACCCAACAATGGTTGATCAAGGTTAGCATTCTTAGAGAAGTTGTATTCACCCAGTTCATCCAAAGCGTCTGAGCGACGTGCAGCAGAGCCTGCAATGGCCTCCTCTATGTCATCTGATGCCTCGGTACCTAAGTTCTTTGAGAACCACTGTGTAGCCTTTTCTGACTCAGGTACCCATTGAGTGGAACGATTAACACCACGGATAGCTTTAGCAACTGTACCAACACCTTCTGCAAAATCTACAAAGAGACCAAGACCTACGCCTTCAGTAACATTCTTTTGACGTTTGATGTCAGGACTATCGCTATCCAGTGTAGCGATATCATCAGAAATCCAGCCAAACTGTGTTGGGAAGTTTTTCTTTAATGCACCACTAAGGTTATCACCTGTCTGGCTTGTTTCAACAGTGTAGTCAACAGCAGCGCCTACACCAGCACCAAGCATCTTTGGAGCGACCCACTTGACAAATGGATCACTGAAGAGCTTAACACGGCTAGCACTAGCAGCGGTACCAAAAGCACCACCAAGTCCTTTGGTAATAAAAATAGTAGGCACAACAACACTACTAATTTCCCTAAGACTTTGGGCTACATCATTTTCAAACTTAGGTCTTTTCCCAAGATTAACACCAGGAAGCATATTAATAGTATCAACAACAAAGTCATTAATACCACGACCAGGTGCGGCAAGAACATCAAACGTTTGTTGAAGGATGTTCTGACCTTCCTGAGGTTGTTTCGGTTGCCCTTGACCCGTAGGTTGGGCGGGTTGTTGCTGAGATCTTTGAGGTTGTTGAGGAGCAGTTATCTCTTGTTGTAGTGCTTGCCTACGAGCCATGCTCTCCATGATAGACATGTCTTGAGCAGACTGTTCAGCTTGCAACCTGAGTTGTTGCTCCTCTTGAACCGTCATGTCTGGCGTACCAGACAAGATCTCTTGTGTGAGGTCGTCTTCCATTTTTTATGGTTTAATTTTTAGCGTTGAAGCTGTTGAACTAGATAGCGGCGGAGAGGATCAAAATTAGTATAAGGGGTCATACTCTTACTACCTCTAGGAGCAGGAGCAAGGAAGTCGATAGAAGCAATAGTGCCATCTACTGAACGTACATTACCTGTGCCACCTTGAGTACCAATGATATCACCAGCACCAATGCGTTGACCAGGACGTAATGTCACACCATCAGCAAGGTGTCCATAAAGAACATCTACTTTTTGTCCAGTCATCGGATCTGTAGATTCAACAACTACATAGTTACCGTAACCAGATTCACGACTTACATCTTTAACTACACCACCAAGTAAGGCTGGGAATCGCTTACTTTCAAAGTAAAGATCTACACCAGGCTGACCGCTAGAGGTTTCAAAGTTAACAGAAGAAGGCCGTTCAAAACTAGTGGCACCATAACGTTGCATACTTTGACGCATAGTTCCACCACTTCTTAAGGCAGACACATCGCCATACTTAGCACGTGCCTTTTCAAATCGTTCATAGAGGCCTTTGGCATAACCTGCTTGTGTAGTATTAGGTCTCCCAGCATCTACCCAATTCTTAAAGCCAGTTTCACCCATGTTCCATACATAGATGCTATCTTTCCAGTTACCATATTTCTTATAAATACCAGAAAGAATACCAGCACCAAGGGTAAGGTTTAGACGAGGGTCTTTAAGAGCACGTTCACGTTCAGCTCTAGTGGCACCAGGACCATGATACTCTTGACTTAGTTGCATAAGACCAACACCAGCAGCAGTGCCGCCCATTGATAGAGCATTAGGATCCCAATTGGTGTTTTCAGCCTCAGCAAAGGCAGCAACAAAAGTAGGTGAAATACCAGCTTTTTGAGCAGCTTCTACAACTAATGGACCATAACCTTTAGGGATAAGATTTTGATCAAAGGTACGCGTAGATGTCATAGCCCGCGTAGAAAGTTCTGGAGTGCGATAAGCATCCAACATCCGTTTGAGTTGCGGATTAACCGTAGTGCTAAAACTAAGTGCAGCACCAGGTAATTGCATTGGCTTAAGTCCAGCAGCAATACGCTGACGGTTAATTACCGTGAAAGGATCAACACCGAACTGTCTACCGACATACTCAGCCATTGGATCCATGTTGAACTTAGGCTTTGACATCTCCTTCTCAATCTCATTGAGTTCAGAGATAGTAAAAACAGAACCGTTGCTATCAAGAGTCTTTGCACCTAACCTTGAGATACTACTTTGCACCCACTGCATACGTGCTGTTGATGCACTAGATGGTTTAGCAGCTTGAGTGAACGCAGCATAACCACCAAGGTTAGTACTATCTTGAGCAAAAAACTGTGGACTCTTAGCTTGAGCAGCAAACTCCTGTTGAACGAAGGAAAGAGCAGCATTTACTGCATTGGGGTCACCAGCAGCCTTTAGTTCAGAGTACTTAGTAAGGAACCTATTCTGAAGGCGTTGTGTCATTAGAGACACACTCCAGTGATAAGTGCCGTCAGGTTTGGCTTGAATAGTTGGAGGAGATTTGGCTAGTGCAGCCAATGCTTCCATTTGTGGTTTAAAGTTACCATTAGCAGAGCGGTCATCACTAGTAGCTTTAGCAACAGCACGCCACTTAGCAGCAATGGTTCCAGGGATACCCATGT